GAATTACAGCAGCTTCGCCGAAGCCAACTAACATTACTTCTTCTTCAAAAGCTCTGTCACTTGACTCTTGGTCAAATATTTCAGCATGCTCGTTTTCATAACGAGAATACTCCATTCCGAACAAGGCGTTTAGGCCTGGTTCTAGTTCTTTCGCCAGTTGGGCTCTATTAATAGCCATAGTAGTCTCCTATTCGCCTTTTACGAGCTACCAGTTGTACCAGTACCACCATTCAGTTCGTGGTTGTTAATCTTTACAACAAAGATCGAGTTGTTCGCTGTCGCGTCGTTACTCGGAGTGTCATAAAAATCAATCAACTTCACTTGAAGTGCAGCCGTAGTATTTTTGGAACTCGAATCAATTTCAACACCTGATATACCCGTAGTGGTGCTACCAGATCCGAAAACTAGATTACAGTTTTCGTTTAAATTTGCAGCTACTAGATTTGTTGAGTCTGAATCTTGCTGAACAATGAATAACTGATGAGGATCATCAGCTACAAATGCTATCGCATCAGATGCAGCCGTTCCGTTAGGGAACGTGTTATTAAATCTAGGCTTTGATGTACTTGGGTCTGTGTAAAAACATCCCATAAATACTCCTCTTATAGCGTCGCCAGCTGTTGCTACAACGACTGTTCCGTCGTTTGCTTGTTTAACTGGATCTCCAGTAAATATGCCACTTGCTCCGCTTGCAATAGAGTATTTAGTTGTACCAGTAGTTCCGCCTGGGGCAGAACCAACTTTAGCTATTGGTCTTAAACCAAACGCTTGGTCTATGTTAGCCATAGTAGTCTCCTAAATTATTTCAGAGACAATGATCTTACTAATTAAGACTTCTTGCCCCCAAATGTTACTCTGCTCTGCCTATCTTGTGAGATCGGCATCGCGGGGTGCTCGTCTTTATGTAGGTCCTCTTCAATGGCCTTTGTCTTATCGTTAGTAAGATTACGGAAGTATTCGTCCCGATCCTCTTTTACTTCGATTGGACATCTCATCAAAAGAAGCCCTCCTGTTCCTATCACGCCTTTGTACTTTCCATCTTCGATAGCTGGTAAATCCATTCTATCGGGATACTCATCTGATCTTACAAGTTCGTATCCACTTCGTAATCTACCGATGACATTTTTTTCATCCTGTTGACCACGATATTCGGATCGTACCCACCTGTGGTGAAAACCTTCTGGTGGTTCTGGTGCGTCAAGGTTTGATGGAGGAACCCATCCCCTCTTTCGAGTCACCTTTTCACGGGTTTCTTGTTTGCGTGTTAGATTTTTAATTCCTTTAGTAGTCATTTACGCCTCCTTCACGTGTTTTGCGTACTCTTCAAGTGGCACACCGAGTTTTTTTGCGATCGCTACTTGTGATGGTGTGAGCTTCACAGTGCGGCGTCCAGTGGACGATGTTCTTACTGCAGAACCAACTTTTTGAGTTGGTCTAGTTTGATTTCCTTGTTGAGGAAAGTTTTTTGCAATTCGTTTATCTATCTCAGTATAATACTCATCTGTCGATGCGTCAAATCCTTCTTCAACCAATTCCTCATGTAATCCCATGGCAGCGTACGTCATTACCTTGTTTTTACCAAACCATGCGTTTCTAGAAGCCCATTCAGTTGCTTTTGGATCTGGTTCTGGAACAGGTTGTTGAGACTGTTGATTAGTTTGTTGAACATTTTGTTGTAGTATTTCAGGCATAGGTTCGCCTTGAAATTCTTGACCTTTTGTTCTTTCACGTTTTTGTTTAGAAACATTTACACGTTCTTTTTCTATAGCTAATCTTGCTATCTCCTGTTGAGCTTCAACTTGTTTGTTAACATCACCTGCTTGCATAGCAGCTTCCATCGCTCTTTTAGCAAAAGCTTCTTGTGTAACTAACTTATCCTCAATATTTTTTATAGCGTGTTCATCTTTCTGTGCTCCAAGATTAACAGCCTGTTTATACTTGTCGTTTACGTTTTTAGCGTATTCAATAGCAGCCTGTTCACGTCTTTCAGCTTCACGCATTTTTCGTGTTAACTTATCTATACGACGTTTAACTGAAGCAGAATAATCTTCTAATTCTTCTTCTTTACCTTTTTTAGGTTCTTCTACTATAGGAGCTTCTTCAACTTGAACTTCAGGTTGATTAGGCTGAGCCTGCTCCTTGTTGTTTTCTTCTTTTACTTCTATCTCGACAGGATCGCCCGAAGTATCTATCGGTACCATCTTATCTTGCTCTGATTGCACTTGTGGTTGCATAGACTTCTCCATGTTTATAATATGTTAGCTGGCAATATATCTCTTGGATCATCAATGACAGCCAGTATTTCATCGTCATTAATAATCCTTAACTCACCACCGTCTATTCTAATTCTAGATCCCGCGTAGCGAGTAATTAATACCCAATCGTCCGTTTTACACCATGGACCAGTGGGAAACTTGTCTTTATCCTTATAAGCATCAGGTCCTACTTTTAAAACTTTACAAATGTTAGTAGTTATTTGAGACTCAGCGACAGTTTCATCTGTCAATATTATACCTGATTTTGTCTTACTATCTAATTTAAGAGGGAATAATACAATCCTATACCCCGTCGGGTTAGGTACTTTTTCTATCTCTTTCTTCTGTTTTTCAACAGCCTTGCCATCCCATACATGTTTTGGCACAATTAATTTACTCATCTTCTAGCTCCGTTTTCTTAAGCAGGTCCGTGAGTTCCTGTTCAGCTTCTTTTAGACCATTATACCTACCAATCATGTATCGATATGTATCCCAATCTTTTACACCTGTAGCTATAGCGTCTTTTATCACCTCTTGTCTAGCTTTTAGTTCATTTTTATAATAAGAAAAAAAGTTTTCTAACCGCATGATTTCATTAATTCTGCCATTGATTTTGCTCTATTAGGGGTTTGTTTTGCCCAACGTGAGTCTAGCATCTCAAAACTTGCGCCAATATAGTTCTTTTCTGCTAATGCTTTCCACATGTTACGGAACTTTGATACACCATTCTTGCCAAGCTGAAATACCATTTCTACGATTATTTCTTGCGCTATCTCATCGATATCTGTGCAATCATGTTCTTCTTTTAATTCTCTTGCCCCTTTGATTGCGTTTTGTAAATCGTCAAGTAAAATATCCATTAAGAATTTTTCATCATATTCTTTATCGTCTTCCCAGAAGTCTTCAACACACAAATGACCTACGCCAACAGTGCGCTTTCCTAGCGTGTCTAGATAAACCTTATTACGATAACCTTCGTGTTTTTTTACTGATTCTAATAATCTTTCGTTATTCATCTTCTTCCTCTATCCATTTTTCTCCTCCTTGGTTAACTAAAATATTAAAAGACAAAGCTACTCGTGGTATTTCTGATTGTGATTCTGTTGAGTAATGAGGACACATTCCAGGAAATAAATATAGCGTATTAGATTTAGTTACCTCTGCGTGATTTAAATCTGGAAAACAAATTTGAGTTTCATCTTCTGACCTTATGTAAAAAACACCAGAGAACATCTGTCCAACATGAGTATGTAATATTGATTGGTCACCTTTTTTAAATTTCATTCCCCAAAAATCTACAAAATTTATCTCAACACCTCTTTGCCAATGAGGAGTTCTTAGTAATAAACATGTTTGCAAAAGACTAGTGGTTGTCTTTACAAAAGGTTCAAAGACTTCATCATCCATTAAAGCTTGATACCAGGTCATATCCGCTTTTACATTTGTGCGTCTTTTCATGGGGTCACCCTCTGTCACCTCTAGGGTTCTATTTAACATAACATTTAAGTAGTCTTCATTGAATAAATTCTCAAAAATATAAACACCATAATGCCCTTGATTTGAGTATTGAATAACTCTAGTATTGTGAGCTAACTTCATCTATTTTTTCCTTTCGATCTTCTAATAGCTTCTTTGCCTTTTTTAGCAATAGCAGCTTGTTTATTTTTGCCAGCGACCTTAGCTCTTTGTTCTACAACCGTCAATATTTGTATTTTCCTAGCAAAAGGTTTTTTAATTCTTTTAACTTTTGCTACAGTTCGTTTAGCGTCGGCAGGAGTAGCATATTTTATCCTAACCGTGTCTTTCGGGTTCTCGTCTGTGTATAAGCGACGACCACTACCTTTTGGTTTTTTTCCTGTTCCTTTTAGTGGATCTTTTCTTTTTTTCGACACCTTTGATTACTCCTTTATTTTTAGAAGCGTAGAAGACAGCTTTGGCATCTTTGCCATAAGTCTTCTCCATCGACTTCATTATTTTTTTACCTTTTTTATTTAAAGGCATTACTTTCCTCTAATTACTTTTTGTAAAGTTCTTGCTTGTTTAGCATGTGTGTTAGATGCTTTTTTCAAAGCTTTAGCTACTTTTTTAACTTTTTTTCTTTGTCCTTTTTTCATTTTTTCTTGAACATACCTATCGCACTAGAACCTGCCTTGATGCCGAAGCTCGCAGAAATCGCAATGTATAACAAATTATGATAATACGACGGTAGGTCTTGTAAAGCGAGAAAACCTTTGTGTACATGTTCTTGTAAGGGCGTGAATACTAAAACTGCTGGAAGTAGTAAAACAATTAAGGCTACCTCGTCTTTCCACGATCCTTTCATTTGATCAACGGCACTTTGCTCCCATGCAACTTTACCAGCAATCTGGTCTTCTTTAAGTTTTTGCGTTGCTTTGATTGTTGTAAGTTTTAATTCTTGTTTTGCTTTCTTTGTTTCTACAAAACCCTTGACGCCATCTGCGACGACGCCAAGTAAAGGTTTAGCTAATAACTGCCACATAAAATTTTAGATTGCTCCTATGATAACTATTACGATTATCGCTACAATCGCAGCTTTAATCCAATCTTTCATTTTCCAATCAGACCACTCTTTCAAGTGTGCCCACAAATCTTTTAGTAAGTTCATACAAACCTCCTTAATTAAATACAATTGTACACATAATTTTACTTAAAAACAATATTTACATTAACTCTGATTTTTGAATCTGTTTGTGTAACACTACGATGCTTACGTCTACCATTAAAAATAACAGCCTGATTTGCTACTGATTCAACTATTTCTCCATCTTCAAACTCTGTGTAGCCATTGTTAGTGTTTAAAGAATATATTAAAACATTATGATCAAAATCAACATCTCGATGAAACTCATGCTTTTGCTGTCCTCCTGTATTTGTGTAAAGGTTGCATCGTATCCTAAATATCCATTCAAACCTAAAAGCACCTAAAATAGGAGCTGCTAAATTATCATAAAACGGAGATATATGAGCGTTCCATTCTTTTGCCCCTGAGTGATACAGTGTGTGTCCAAAAAAGAATTCTTCATCATTAGGATTTATTTCATTAGCGACTTTAGGGCTGTAGAGCCAATAAAAGTCGTCTGCATATCCTGGACCACACATCTTATCATGTAAATATTTGTGTGCGTCTTTGGATAAAAAATTAGGAAAAGTTTCAACCAACTATTTTACGCCAGTAAACTTTACTTTTTTAATCTGCATGTTGCTAGTTTGTCCTTTAGGTCCAGCTCCCTTATTCTTTCTCACAACAAAGGGAGAAAAAGTTACTGCAGCATCAGATGCCACAATAGAATTTGGAAAAGGGTTTTTACTAGGAACTTTAGTCATCTTTGTGTTTTTAAACTTCATGATCTTGCCTTTCCATAACCACGTTGAGCTAGTCTACCCGCTAGACCGCCATTTTTTAAACCTCGTTTTTTCAAACCATTTATAGCTTCGTCTACTCCTCCACCCATAGCTTTTTTAATTACACCACGGCCCATAAGTATGTCTTTTTTTCCC